GTGTAGCCGCTCATGGATATAAGCTTGTTGACTAATGCTTAAAATCGTGCAATGGTTACCTTGTGCAGTCCTGTCATTGTCCCGTTGCTAGCTAGGCTAGCGAAATAAAAGCATTGTAGGCAGGATTGCACAACGGTTGGCTAGGTAGGTAGCTGAAGATAGTGAATTAACGCTGTAATGGCAAATTTAGGCAATACAAAAGGGTATGGTTTGAACATTGGCTAATCCTAATCCACAGACGAAGGGTGGAAAACCCGACAAGCTTATCCGCGACGCTTTGATGGCAGCAACCAGACAAAGCCCCCAGAAACTTAAGCAAGCTTGCGAAGCAACACTAGATAAAGCTGCAGAAGGTGATTTAGCTTCATTACAATTCATGGCCGATAGAATCGACGGTAAAGCCGTTCAAGCATTGGCGAATGATTACGATAATCCTTTAATCCCAGTTGGAGCGAACCTTGCAAACTCTCTCCTTGAAACTATCCCAACTGAGCAGCTCACATCAATCCTTGCTTCAAGGGCTGACGATAACACGCTCGGACATTGAGACTGAGCTTGCAAAGCGCGATAAAGCTGAAAAGCGCTATAAATGTCGCACAGATTTATATTATCTGCTAACTGAGGTTTTAGGCCGCAAGGATATGCTTAAGCCTTGGCTAAAGGAACGCTGTGACGAAGTGATGCTTGCGCCTAATGGTTTCATAGATTTATGGGCGAGAGAGCATTATAAATCGACGATCATCACGTTTGGCAAAACAATTCAGGATATTCTGCGTTCGCATGGCGATGATCCGATTGACGGACAGGAAATCACGGTGGGGTTATTCTCACACACGCGCCCAAACTCTAAGGGATTTCTAAGGCAGATAAAGCGGGAATTTGAAACCAATCAACTGTTAAAGGATTTGTTTCCCGATATTCTATACCAAAATCCACACAAGGAGTCTGTGAAATGGTCTGAGGATGACGGGATTATTGTTAAACGTAAAACCAACCCAAAGGAAGCAACTATTGAGGCATGGGGAGTGGTTGATGGCCAGCCTATTGGTAAGCACTTTTCACTATTAGTTTATGATGATATCGTGACGGCAGAGTCAGTCACAACACCTGAGATGATAGCCAAAACAACTGAAATGCTTGTTCTAAGCTATGCGCTAGGCGCTGAAGGCGGGCAACGTCGGTTTATTGGCACACGCTATCACTTTGCCGATACTTACCGTGAGATTATCAAGCGAGGCACTGCAAAGCCGCGCATTCACCAGATAACGATTGATGGGGAAGTTACTGGTGAACCAGTGCTGATGACTCGTGAGCGTGTTGCCGAGAAACGCAGGGATATGGGGCCATATATCTTCTCGTGCTTTGATAAGGATACGCCAGTTTTGATGGCTGATTGGTCAGAAAGAAACATTAACAAAGTGCAAGTTGGCGACTCGGTGGTTGGCTATGAGTTTGGCGACGGTAAGCGTGCGCGGTTAGTGCCTACAAAAGTAATTGCTGTTAATAACCGTAGGGCGGATGCGGCTATAACTCACTTCGAAAGTGGCCGCTTTATTGTATCAACACCTTGCCACAAATTTTGGTCAGGTAGGGTTGAGCGTGGCTATGCGCCGCTATCAGTCACTAACAGGCACGGAAAGTTAACGTCGGCTTGCTCAATCTATGAACCGCGAGCTATGGGCGTTGATGTCCCGCCTTATGAGGCTGGTTATATCGCGGCTATGATTGATGGGGAAGGTTCGATAAGTGGCAAGGCCGTGCATATCACTCAGTGCAGGCGCACGCATCCCAAAGTATGTGAGCGCATAGAGCAGGCGCTAAAAGCGTGTGGCTTACCCTACGCTATTCACAATCCACCTTCAAAGCCAGATATTCAGGATTATTATTTAACTGGTGGAAGAACACATAAAATCAGGCTTTGCCGGATGCTGGGCGAGTTTGGCAAAAAAGAAAAAATAGAGCAGCTTATTTATGACGCTGGCTCACGCAACCTTGGCAAGGGTGTAAAGGATAGAGTTGTTTCAATGGAACCTATAGGCGAGATAATCGTCTATAATATCCAAACAGAAACTGGCAATTATGTAGCTAGTGGTTATGCTGTTAAGAATTGCCAGATGTTACAAAACCCAGTGGGTGATGAAACGCAGGGTTTTGATCGCAAGCAAATACGCCACTATGATGATATTAACGCCAGCAAGCTGAATGTGTACGTTGTGTTTGATCCTGCTAGTGGCAAGAAGCGCACCAGTGATTATAGCGCTGGTTGGGTGATTGGGCTTGGTTCCGATAAGAATATCTATATTCTCGATGGTGTGCGCGATCGGCTCTCACTCACTGAGCGCACGGCTAAGTTGTTTGAGTGGCATAGGAAGTATAGGCCGATGCGTGAGCATGGTGTAAGGTATGAAAGGTATGGTATGCAGGCGGACATTGAACACATCCAAACTAAGCAGGCAGAGGAAGGCTATCGATTTGATATAACGGAGGTTGGTGGGCAAACGCCTAAGAATGATAGGATTAAACGGCTAATCCCTTATTTTGAGCAAGGGCGGGTGTTTATGCCACGTGCAATGCTGAGGACTGATTATCAAAAGGTAACGCGTGACTTAATTCAGGACTTCATCGAGGAAGAGTTTGTAGCGTTCCCTGTGCCTGTGCATGATGATATGCTGGATGCCATGGCTAGGATGCTTGAGCCTGATTTACCTTTGGTGTGGCCTGAAGATGTGGTTGCCACTATCCGTGAGCCTGGCTATAATGCCTACCACATGGCAGGGGTTTACTGATGAAAGTTGTAGTTGCATGCGAACTCAAGGGCGAAAGCTTGGATAATGTGCTTTTCGAGTTTAACGGTATTGTGCACGCATGGCATGATAAGATTAAGGCGGGGCAAGTGATAGGCTCGTCAGAAAAACCAATGCGCTGCCTACTTAAGAAGGGCGAGAAGTTCTACCTTGCTGAAACACGGCTTGACAACTAATCCACAAAACTATACTGTGAATTTGCGCTTGGCTTTATAGCTGCGGCTGCACACAACTTTTATCAGGTGTACAGCATGTCAGATGAGAATCCATCCCTTGATCCAGTAATTTCACGGATGCTCGCCTTTTTCAAACTATCATCTGAAGCCGAATCAGATAACCGCAAACGTGGGCTTGCTGCTCTTAAATTTGGTAGCGGTGGGAATTATCAGTGGGATACGAACATCCTGCAATTCCGGCAATCCGATAATCGCCCCAGTGAATCATACAACCAAATTCCACAGTTCGTGCATCAGATTACTAACGATCAGCGCATGAACATGCCTAGCGTGAAGTTTTTGCCAGGCAATGATGCCAGCAAGGAATTGGCGGAAGTGCGCGAGGACTTAGCAAGGTGCATTCAATCAACCAGTGAAGCTGAAGTTGCGCGTGATACTGCAGTGGATTATCAGGTGCGCATTGGCTGGGGTTACTATCGCGTTCTTACTGATTATGAAAATGCCACCACGTTCAACCAGATTATTAAAGTGGGGCGCATTCGCAACCCTTTCTCTGTGTATGATGATCCTTTCTCGCTTGAGCAGGATAGAAGTGATCGCAAGAAGTTAATTCAGGTTTGCGACTATAATGCCGATGATTTCAATTCAGAGTATGAAAAATCTTACGATAGCACCGAGCTTGATGGCATTGGCAACAATCAGCCAGGCTGGGCGACAGAAGACACGGTGCGGGTTGCTGAGTATTGGGAATGTACCGAAACTAAAAGCACACTTTATGAATTATCTGGCGGTAAGGTTACGGACAAGAAGCCAAAGGGCGATGCTAAGTCTCGTGAAGTTTCCATACCTAAAGTAATGTGGTATAAGTGCACCGCCAAAGAGGTGCTAGAATCTAAGGAATGGCCTGGGATTTATATCCCTTATGTTCGTATTTCTGGTGAAGAGTTGGATATTGACGGCAAGATGGTTTGCTCTGGTATTATTGAGGGCATGATGTCGAGCCAGAAGCAAATTAACTACTGGACGAATGCCGCGACTGAAATGGTTGCTTTAGCGCCCAAGTCGCCGTTTATCATGGCGTTGGGGCAGGTTGAGGGCTTAGAGAAAATCTGGGATAACGCCAATGTTAAGAATTATCCTTATCTGCCATACAAGCCACAAACCGTTAATGGCAATCTTGTGTCGGCACCACAACGTCAGCAAGCTGAGGCCCCAATCCAAGCGATGATGGCGATGGTGCAGCAGGCGCAGCAAAGTATGTACACCACAACGGGTATTTATCCCGCATCACTTGGTAAGCAAGGCAATGAATCGTCTGGCAAGGCTATCATGGCGCGCCAAAAAGAAGGGGATGTTTCGACGTTCCATTACACAGATAACACAGCCCGCGCCATTCGGTTTGAAGGTAGGATTTACAACGATTTAATACCTAAAATTTATGACACCGCGCGCTCTGTTACGCTGTTAAAAGAAGATAAGAGCGCGAAGGTTGTTACAATTAATGATCCTAAGTTCGTGAATGAAAAGGGCGAGCGTCAGCATCTAGATATGACGGCTGGCGTTTATGATGTGGCGGTGACAACTGGCCCAAGTTATACAACGAAGCGTCAAGAAGCTGCTGATAGTATGACGCAACTAGTGCAGGCTGCGCCACAACTAATGCAAGTAGCTCCGGATATTATTGTTTCGCAATATGATTTCCCTTATGCGGACAAGCTTGCCGAGCGGCTTAAGAAGACATTGCCGCCGAACTTAACAGACGATCAGCCCGATCAAATACCGCCGCAGGTGCAGGCACAAATGCAGCAAATGCAGCAATTGATTCAGCAGGGCGCTGGTGAGTTGCAAAATCTACAGCAGCAGCTGGCGGATAAGCAAGCCGATATACAAAGCAAGCAGATGGATGTGCAGGCCAAGCA